GGTTGGCGCGGTGCTGTACAGGATGCTGTGGCCTGTACTGAAATCCAGACGATGCTCGATGCCTTCAATTGAGAGTTCTTGCGCCAATTGGGTTGTGCCGGCACCGCTAGGGAACGTCTTTTCAATGCTGATCGTGTCGCCAATATCAACGGTGGCAAGCGTGTCTTTTTGCGCTGTTGTCAGCATCAAGAACTTAGTTGCCACAGATGTGTACCGTGCTTCGGGTTCTGGGTTTAGCAGATATTCGGCTGCGGTCTGAATCTCGCCAGCGTTGTGTAGCAGGCTGTTGGTGATGCTTGATGTTTGAATGAAATATGTGGCAATTGACGCTGCATCTGTTGCCGTGTAGGTGTCGCCGTCCAAGCCTGTAACTACTGATCTGTTGATTACCGAATCGGCTTCGAACGAGATGCCAACGCCGTCAAACTTGTATCCCGTGCCGTCATCCTTAAACTCTGCTACTGGCGCGCTAAGAGTTACACCAATGCGATCTTGGAATGTAAACACTCCAGCCCTAGACATGTACACTCGACCAAACTCTGCGGTTTCGTTGATCTGCGTAATATATTGCAGCACGTTTGTTCCTGCTGGCACGTTGTACGCAGAGTCGTGGCCAAGGTTGACGGTGCCTGTTGAGATGTTTCGAGAGCCTGCAGGAAAATCTACTTCTGGCAGGTCTAGGACTGTTTCTATGCGTTCGCCCGATGTTTCTGTGGTCACGTTGAGAGCGTCTAAATAGGTTTGTGCGAGCAGGTAGAACTGGTCGGAGCAATACACGGTGACGGTATCTAATCCGCCAAGCGCAAAGTTGTAATCGTAATTAACAACATAACCGCTAAAAATTGATTCGGGCACATTGGTAGAGCTGTAACGGATTAGGCGTACAGCGCGCAATGGGGCAAGCCCCGGCTTAGATTCGGCGGTGTCGTAGTACGGACTGTTTTGATCAAACGGGTTAAATATCCCGTCCACGTCCTGAATGGTGAACGTCATTGTTCCCGCGCTGAACTGATCGCCCACATCGCGGCGACCGCGCCGCACGTTGACGCTGATAGTCGAATCCATGACATCGGCAAACTCGGTCGTACCGTCCAACACATATTCCGTGTTGTCTAATACGCCTTTAAGCGTGTCATCAAGCACAAACGCGTCAACCTGAAACCCTGTAGCGATCTGCAGGTCATAGTTGCCTGAATCAACTACAGCTGTGCCGGGCATTAGGCAACCGCTATTTGTAATGGGCCAGCAGAGCGTGAATAGGCACGCAAAGCGTTAACGACCGACTCACCGATCTCGGCGCTAGTAGCGAGTCCGCCTGTGACGTTGATGGTCACTCCCCCGCCAGTATTTAAGCGGTCTAATGGCACAACGGCTTCTGGGCCTGCTTCGCCGATCAGGGCAAGAGTGGGGGAGCTTACGATTCCACCGTCAGCCATTTTGGGAATTGACAAACCGCCGCCTGGACTTTGATTGTTTCCGCCAAGTCTGCCAAGGCTAATTTCGTTTATGTAACCAATATCGGGCAACAAAGGAAGCGCGTTATATCCCTTAATAATGACGTTAATGACTTTAATCCAACTGTTAGCAAAGGTTTCAAACACGCTAAGGATGCCGTTAATAATTGCGTTTACGCCTGTACTAAACCACTCAAACTTTTTGTAAGCAGTTACAAGACCGACTACAAGTAACGCTACGCCTGCAGCGATCAGGGCAAACGGATTGAGAGCCATAGCAATGTTTGTGGCGACGATCGCAGCTGCGACTAAACCGATAGCGCCAGCGATAGCCAAGAATGCTTGCGGGTTATCTTGAGCCCATGCAGCGAACTTGTTGAGCACAGGCAGGACGGCTTCGAGCACGGGCAACAGCGCTGCGCCAATTGACTCTTTAGTTTCTCCAATTGAGTTCTTGAGAATCTTCATTTTGCCTGCAGCGGTTTCGGCGCTGGTTGCAGTAGCCCCGCCAAAAGTTCCGCCGAGCACGTCCATGACTTCATTCAGACTTGCGCCTTCTTTAATCATCGTTGACATCTCTGGACTCAATGATCGGAGCGCCTTAAAGTTGCCCTGGTATGCTTTTGCCAATGCGTCCGCGATGCTGGCGCTGTCCATGCCGGTGGCTGTACTTATGTCCATGACAAGGTTCATGTCGTTCATGGCGATGCCAACGTCTTTGGTACCGCGCACAAGGGCTTCTAAGGCTTTGCGGTATTCGGTGTCGGCAACGCCAGACGCTCGACTCATTGCGCTGATCTGTTTTTCAACCTGCGCGGTCTGTGCGGCGCCAGCACCCGTTACATTTTGCAGGGTAAGAGCTAACGCGGCCTGCTCTTGCTGGTCTTCCATTGCGGCGCGTGTGGCATCGCCTAGGGCAACAGCCAACCCGCCAAGCGCGGCAGCTGCAGGAATTGCCGCCTTCTTAATAGCAAACTGTGCCTTTTCGCCGACGGTTTCAAGTTGCTGGAATTGTTTGACAGCCTTCTTTACCCCTGTGCCGTCAAACTCGCTGATGATCGGGATATTGATTGCCATTACGCTGTCTCTCTGTTCGCTTCGCTCATGACGCGCTTAACCAACTGCTCCATCTCGGACATGACATCGTTTTGGCGTTGCTCGTACGCCTTCCACATTACTCGCGAACGACTGCCATAACGGGAAGTCAACGCGCGACCTAATGGCCCTTCCATTGACGTATCAAACATGGTGCCAGTCGCGCCCTGCCATTGAATAACAAACGTGCCGACATTTGACTTGTTTCCGCCGTATTCCTTGATGTTTCGCGTGTTGATCTTGGCAGCGATTTTTTGCTTCATGCCTGGTATCCACGGCAACATCTTGAACCCTGATTGAGTGCTCCAATTGCGCGCCATGCCAGATAGCGGGACATTCGAGGGCACAAGCTTGTTTGCATCGTCAATGACGGGCTGAACGATCTTCTTGTAATCCTTAGTGATTTCACGGCGCAAAGATTTGTCAATTTTGTTGAGCGTCTTTAAGGCTTCTTTAAGCCCAACGACCTCAATCTTTGCTGATACTTCCGCCACGTTATCTCCGTTTTTTGTTTGCCTCGTTAAGCACTTTAATGACCGTTGTCAAGTCCCGTGAGTCAAACACAATGTCGCTAGGCCACCAACCGACCGCGACCAGTACTTCTGCTAGTTGGCGGCGGTAGGTGCCGCGTCCGTAGGGTTTGGGTCTGTCTCATCCAGTACCGGCAGAATGTCGATGTCAGGGTTTTTGCTTAACCATTCGCGCCAGTTGTCACCAACCTGCTCACCTTTAATTTTGAGAATTGTGTGCATCCAGCAGGCGTAATCCGAGTACAACGGGTTTGCGGAAAGCTGTTGAATGTTGCGACGTTCAAGCCGTTCCCATTCAGTAACCACAAACAGGTTTGTGTAGTAATACTCTGGGGCGCTGTCGGGTGTGCGCTTTAACTGCAACTTGATCTTCATGTGTCTCCTATGTCGGCTTGGAGCCGTTGATTATGCGGTTGTGTCAACCGAGTACGTGCCCCCCTGGAGCTCGATCTCGTAAACACTAAGCTCACCCAAAGACGCGTTCACGACAGGCAGGCTAGAAAAATAAGCCCCTTCTAAAACAAACCCTGGATTAGTTGCCGAATCAGCACCGCTACCTGGATTTACTTTGACGGTGCATTTAGTGCCGAGCAATGGTGCAAGAACTGCGTACGACTCTGATGCTGCATACGATGCGTACACAGTCAAGGTCAATGAGTTGCTGAACAAGCCTGCAGTCATGGTGCGTGAAGTCTGACCAAATGCGGTGTCTTCAAGAGCTTCTGCAGTCACAGTCAACGTCGCTGCGCTGACCTGATCGGTGATGTCAACAATGGTGCCGATTGCGGTTCCAATCTTGACTGTTGGGTTCGAGAGGTAAGTTGATGCTGGCATGTTTGCTCCTTAAGTTCTGATCTGATAGTAGATGATTTGTATTAGGTAGTAGTGGATTATGCGGTCTGGGCTTGGATAGCGCAATCAAGGTCGTAGCACGGGTACAACGCGCCACCGATCTCAAGGCTTGACGGACGGCCAGCCATGACAATGATTGGCGAGTTAAGCACACTTGCAACAATGCTCAAGATTGAGCGGAGCACCGGCAGACCTGCAGGCCCAGAGCCAATGACCTTGATCGGGAACTCAAGGCGCACGATGTTGCCGTTGCCAGCAAACGTGGTGAAGTTTGGCGCGTCCAAATAAACCGAGTTAGGAACAAGTTTTGTTGGGTCATTGATTACTCGAAGACCCGATACAGCGGTCAGCGTCGCGGTGACATCATCAATCGCTTCGTTAAACAGGTCGGTGTACGACATCAGGCAACCGCTGGACGAGGAATGCCAAGCAGCTGCTTGACGATCGGAGTCAGGCTTTGCTGTGGTGCAGAACCCATGCCGTCAAACGTGGCGTAGGTTGCCTCTATTGAGCCCCTAGAGCGCCACAGAGCGGCGCAATACATCAAGGTGCCCAATGTTGCGTCACCGCCAGGAGAGGTCGTTAGGGAGTCGATATAGCCCGATTCCTGACGCCTGCGATATGCAAACTGGTTGCCAGCCGACACAGATTGCGTGAGCAACGTGTAATCGTCTGACGGGTTGGCAATGGTGATGCCGAGGTAAGACATGACTTGCGCGGCCGTCACCCATGTGCAAACAGGGTCATTGGCAACAGTGCCAGACGCTGCGACACGCTCGACATCGCTTGCGGTCTTGGCGTAAAGCACTTGATCGGCAATTGGTATCTGATAGTCGTAGAGCAGGTCGCCCTGTGTATCAATGCCCAAAAACAAATACTGTGGCAATGCGCGCACGGTGTAAGTGCCGTTAAATGTTGCGTCAACTCCAGCAACCGTGATTGAACTGCCGACTGCAATCTCGCTGGGGGTCAGGAGTTGCAGTACGGCGAAGTTGTCAATCAGATACTTGTTAGTAACTGTGTAAGTAGCCATGGCGGTTAAGCCGCCTTTCTACTAAGCCTGGGTGATCTTGCGAATCATGCCACCGATTGCAGCAAAGGTGCTGACGTATCCGTGG